AATACATCATTATCTATTACAGCATCATGTATCTTGTCATAAAATTCTTGTTCTGTATATTTATCAGGGTCTTTCTTTTGTCTTTTTGTTAATCTATCCATAACATTTTCATATGCATCAACAGCTTTTATTTTTCCTACTTGCATATTCATACCAAGTATTTGTTTTCCATTTGCTCTATCTGTTCTGTATAATTCAAATGCTTGATCTACTTCTTGTTTTGCCATTATAAATTCTGCATTCCATTTAGTTTCTGATTCTACTAATACAGATTTCATAGGAGGTAATCCTAATCTTTCTGCTCTTTGACTTGTTGCAAAATCTCCAATTAATCTTTGTGCATCCATAGCAATAGATGGGTCTTTTTGTTTATTAACAATTTTACCAAAGTTAGTAAAATTTTCTAAAACTTTAAATATAGCTTTTGGTCCTGATAAATCTGTTTGTCTATTAACACTTACTGCATCTTTTAATTCTGCAAGAGTTAATGCATTTAATCTATTTTCATAATCTACTGGGTTTTCTTTTTGACCTTTTCTAAAATATAATGTTCTGTTTATTTCTTTCTTCATTAAGAATGATAGATAATCATCTGCTGTTTTAAATTCACTTTTAGCTAAAGGAAGAATACCATCTAAGTTACTATACATATGTTCATTTTTATAATACTTAGTTCTTGCTAATGTTTCATTAATCTTAACTGTATTAGTTTGTGAATCATATGATGCCATTCTTTCAAAACCTGATGCATCTTTATTAGTTTTTACTTGTTGTACTTTAGCTTCTGCCGCATCATCTCCAACACGATAGTTAAAACCATCTGCTTCAAAATCTTTTTTACCCTCAGTTACATGATGTGCTTTAAAATATTTTTCAGTAATTTTATTTATACCACCTTTAGATTTAAGATTTTTATTTATAGCACTACCTAATGCACTTCTTTCTTTACCTGTTCTTCCAAGTAATCCTGTTAATGCTCCACCAAATATTCCTGCTGAAGCTATGTAACCTATTGTTTCTTGTGATGTAGAAGTAGGATCAAGGTTTCTTCTTATTGGTTCTGTAGCACCTACTAAACCCATAGATATTAATGCACCTCTTCCAGCTTTTTGTGCAAATGACATTCCTTTAACAAGTGGTATAGGTATAAAGTTAATTGGGTCAGGTAAGTTACCTAAAAGACCTGCACCTATATTTCTAAGAAAACCATCACTTGTTTCTAATCTTTGTCTTCTTGCTAAGTTAGTATCTATTACAGCTTTTAAAAAGTTATGATGTTCTCTATTTCTTACTTCTGTAAATTCATTAAGATATTCTTCATATCCAGCTATGTTATCTTTTTCAAATGGATCATATAATGGATCAATTTCTAAACTAAAATTAAAATCATCTTTTAAATAATTTCTTTGGAATGATTGCCCAACCCAGTTAAGCATAAACTCATCTCCAACATCATCAAAGAATCCTTGGGGTGTAGATATATTAGCTGTTCTATTTAATGGTAATCTTGAATAAGAAGTTTGTACATCTCTTCCTACTGTTAAATCTTGATCTTGTGGTGTATAAATATTTTGTAAAGGAGTTAAATCATCCATTACCTAAATCCTCTATTTTTAAGCATAGTGTCTATTCCTGTAGCAGATTGAAAATTATCAAAATCACTTACTCCCTCTATTTTATCTTTAGCATCTAAGTTTTCTAACATTCTATTTTCTTCTACAGTTAAACCACTTTCTAATATTCTATTATCATCTACAAATTTTAATTGATTTTTCTTTGCTTTTTCTATTGAGCTTTCAAAGTTTTTTGATCCTACCATTAATGTTTTTCTAGCAGTGTAATCTAATTTAGGATCGTATGTAATTGGAATACCATTATCATCTGTTAAGATAGTAGGAATATCATTCTCATCTAAATGTACTATATTGTATTTAGGATTACCCTCAGTAAAAGAAGATGGTTGTAAATATATATTTTTACCAAACTCATACTTAAAAGGATTTTTTTTAGTAGTTAAAGATATATCTTCTTTATACTCCATAGAAGATTTTACTAATTTATCTATTGGTTCTTTCATCCATTCTACAGTTTCTTTTCCATCTTTATTTGGTAATGAATAGTATTTACTTACTGGTAAATATACAAATCTTTCTTTAGGTAATGAACTCCAACTTTTATCTGATGGTGTTTCAAAAGAAGTAAAAGTATATTTGTCATATCCAAATTGACTATCAGGACTCATTATTCTTGCCATAGATTCTTTAACATATACATCAATATCTCCCTCAGTATTAATTAATCCTCCTCCATTGAGTACCATTCTATGTACATCTGTTTTAACTAACTCATATATCTTACGAGAAAAAATTGCATCTGCACCAATAAAAGAATCTGTATCTACTATACTTTCTATTTGTTTTAATATTCTCATGTTTAATTTAGTTTCTCCAACTTTACTTCCTGAATTAGCTAAGTGTTGTTTCATATTTCCACTTTTAATATTACTACTTTCCATTTTATCATAATAAGAAACAGTTAAAGCTATTGCTTCATTAAGAGGCATAATTGTTGAATAGTTATCTATAGTATTAATTTTAGCTATAGCTTCATCACTTAATTCTAATAATGCCATATTGCTTAATTGCATTGTAGAAGTAAAACTATTTTGCCCACTATTATCTTTAGTAGTAAAAGATGTTTCCATATTTTGTATTGTAGGTATCAATCCATTATTAAAGTATGTAGAGATAGCTTGTTGATTGTTTCCTTTTAATGATTGTTCAATTTGATTAACTAAAAAAAAAGGTAATTGATTTGTTGTTCTCATAACATATTTTACAAAATTCATATCTTGATAAGCACTTTGATCAAACTTAGAAATTGGTACAGTTGTTCCACTTAATCCATTATAACCTGATGCTAGTGTTTCTATACTAGCTGGTAACATTAAACTTTCTTGTATATCTTTTTTACTCATACCACCAAAATATGGAGGCATACCAGTTGGTCCATTTGCCATAGCATTTGCTAAATAACTATCAAATAAGTTTGCTTTTATTTTTCCATCTAAACCTGTATTAAAATCAGTTCTTATTTTAGATACTCTAGTAGCAAAATTACTTTGTGCAGTTGCATCATTGTTAAATAATTTAGGTACATCACTATTTTTTATAACAGTCTTGTTAGATAAAGTTATAGACTTAACACCACCTTGAAGTAATTGTTCTAGTTTAAGTAAATCATCTACAACAATCTTTTGTTCATTACCACTAAGACTACTCATATCATTTGGAATAATGCTTTGTAATACAGTAAATGCTTTTTTATTATTGTTAAGTTGTTTAAGTTGTAACTTACCAGTAGCTACTGCATTGTCATTACCCATTGCAGTATATTTCTTTATATGATTTTTTAATTCTTGTTCTTTAGCATCTATTATTTTTTTAGGAGCATTGTTTATTAGTAATGATTGATGTTCATTTTGTAAAACATTTAATCCATTAGTGTATTCTAAGTTTTCTATCTTATCTCTATAATCTAAATACTTTGCTTCTACTTGATACCAATGCTGTTGTTGTTGTGTAGATTTATAAGTATCTATTACTTGTCCAAATTTAGGTTCTAGTTCTTTTAATAATGGTTCTAATCTAGCATTAACTATAGTATTAAATTGTTCTCCTGTTCCATTATCTGCTATAACATTTGCTCTTTCTTCTAAGATAATATTTCTTACAGATGTTTGTACTTCTTTCTCATACTTGTCATAAATATTTTTATCATATGCTTCTTGCATACTTACACTTGGTGCAAACTTACCTACATTTAATTTAGGTATAGGTGCAGGAATCATTTGTTTTATTTCTGTACCATCTTCTAATTTTACTGTTTGCTCTACTTCACTAAAGACTGCATTTTCTGCCGCTTCTTTTCCTATCTTAGTTCCAAAACTTTTTAATTCTTTTAAACCTAAGTCTGCAAATTGTGATGTTAAATTATTTAATTGATTAGCTTGTGTAATAGATGCATCTGCTAATGCTGAAAATCCACCACCTCTATTAACACCTATCTGTTCTGTATATCTAACTTGTTGTGTTTCTTTTTTTAATGCCATTATACATATCCTTGTTCTTTAGCTATTGGATATGCTCCCATTAATGATCTTCCAACAGTTGCTATTCTACCTGATTTGAATTTAGACTCAGCCGCTCTACCTGTAAGTTCTGCTTGTTGTATTCCATATAATGCCGCTAATCTTTTTTCATTACCCATTAGTTTTATTTTTTCTATATCTTTTTTAACTACTTCTTTGTTAGCTTTAAAGAATGCTCTATATGATGCTGAATCAGAAGTAATACCTGAAGTAGATAACAATGCTCTATTAGTAGATAATTGTGAAAGATATCTTTTCTTTCTTTCGTTTTCTTCTATTTGTGTTTGTAAATATTCTCCATCAGCTTTAGCTTTAAATTGTTTAGCTTGAAACTCAGCTTGTTGTTGCTGATATCTCATAGCTTGTTTCTGTGCATTGATACTCATCATAGTACCACCTGCTATCAAACCTATTTGAGAAACAGCCGCTAATGTAGATGCTGTTCCAGCAGATGCTCCCATAGCTACAAATATAGTTGGACTACACATTAGTAATATATCTCCGAAGTTATACCTAAGATTCTAACTGGCAAAGGTGCTGATTGACTAATTGTTAAATTGGGTTCTAAACTATATCCTAATGTGTACACTTCTTTCTTTCCTGTAAAACTTGTTAATCCACTTGATGTATTCAATGTTGTTTCTGTAAGAATTACATCATTTGTATTTATTTGTATATTATAAGTTGAAGACAATTCTATAACACTCTTACCTATTTTTCTAGGTAATCCAGTTAATTGTCCACCTTGAATGGTTGCATCTATAGGTAATGTTTCTAAAGTAATACTATAGTCTAATCCTAAATCACAAGCTGTAGTTGGTGTGCCAATAGTAACATTACCACTTCCATCTACTGTACCATTACCATAATAATAGATAGCACCACCCTCAGTTGATCCAGCAGTTGCAAATACTTTTTTACCAACATGAGTAGTTAATCCTGAAAATACTTTGCTTGTAACAAATTGTAACGCTGTGTTATCTGCTTGTGAAACAGCCGCATTAATTACTACTGTGTACTCTCCACTATTACCAGTAGCATTAACTGATTGTATTGTATAAGTTGTACCTGTTCCTCCAAATTGGAATGTTTCTCCTTGACTAGGAGCATTAGTAAATCCATCTACTATCATGGTACTTGTACTAGAAATAGCACCATTTACTTTAGGCGTTCCATGTGGTTGATAACTTCCTGATATAGTTTTAGTTACTGTATAATCTGTAGGTACATCAAATGAAGTAGATGCTTGTTGTTCTAAACTATAATAATCAGAACCATTTATAGTTCTTTTAACTGCTGTATATATTCCATTAGTTGTACAAGCTACAGAAACATATTCTCCATCTGTATTCCATTGCATCCATCCTGCTATTTTTTCACTTCTTTGAGAAGTAAAGATTCCCATAGTACCATCTGAATTAACTACAAAATAAAATTGTTCAGTTCTATCAGCTATAGAAGTTAATTTAGCTGTATCATTAGGTGTAGATATTAAATGATTAGATAATAAAGATATACTATTAGAAGAAAATTCTTCTGCCGCAGTACTATATAAAAACTCTCTAACTGTTTTACCATTGTTTTGTATAAAGATTGTAGCATTATCAAAGATTCTTGGTTTAGCTTTTAACTGAGAACCAAGATTAGATTGACTTACTATTCTTATATCTGTTGGTGTAATAGGTTTAGATACTTGTGGTTTTAAATAAAATTCTCCTGTGCTTGTAAGTATCTGTAATACTTTGCCTGATATTAAATGTCTTATTTCATTTACTTGATCTGATGCTATTTGTATTTGTACTGAATCAGAATCTTCTCCATCTCCTACATCAAAGTTAAAAAAGTCTGCTACCATACTAGCTTGTATTCCATCAGGTAATGCTGTTACTCCACCAAAGAATAATCTTTGTTCATGGAATGTAACTGTATTAGGAAAACCATTAACAGAAGAAAATACTTGTTCATCCCAATTTCTAGTAGGTGGATGACCAGTAATTAATACTCTAACACCACCACCATCTACAGATTCATTAGCAGTATCAGATGATCCAGCAGTATATGTAAAATGATTATCGTCAGTAACAGTTATAGTAAATGTACCATTTAAGTTTCCTTGTGCTAAACCATTACCATCTGTATCAAATATATCTTCTGCACCTGATATTGTAATAGAAGCTCCAGTTGTAAATCCATGTGCTACCATAGTAACTTCTACTGTTCCTGAACCTTGTGTAGTTTTAAAAGGATCATCATCTAATTCTATAGAAACATCTGCTAATAGTGTTCCTGTTATAACTGTAGAAGAAGTATATCCTGTTACTAATATTTCTGTTCCATGATATCTAACAATCATTCCAACATAAGCTGATGTCCAATAAGCTGTATTAGTAGTTAATGTTACACCAGTAGTACCTTTAGATGTATTATTAATATCTAATGTAATATCATCATCAGCAAATTTAAAATAAGGTTGATATGTTTTTTCTCCATTGACACTTGTTTCAAAACCAAAAGCTGTTCTTGTAAATGATGTTGATCCTATTCTTTGTATTACTTGTGGTACAAAATCTTGGTGTGTAATTATCATTGTATCGCCTGATTGCGTCATATCCATTTCAAATATATCTGCTGTTATCCAAGGACAAGATGTTAATGTTGCTACTAAAGTTCCATTAGTAGAATAAATTTTTAATGATTGGTTTTGGAAAGCAAAGATATATTCTTGATCTTGATTAAATATAAATGCTTCTAATCTACTTGTGCCACCAAGGTCTGCTCTTGCTACTGAACCTCCTCTTCGTTCAATACCACCTTGGTTAATAGGAATTACATTCCTAGCTTTTTTTAAACCTTGTGAGTATGCAGATAAATCAACACGAGATAATATTGTAGGGTCAAGTTCTCCTCGTAAAAAACTAGCTTGATGAACCCTTTGTCTTGCCATAGTTCATCCTATCTAATTCCGCTCAAAGCAGTATGATTTCTAATATTTCTAAATCTGTTTAAGTCTATTGTTTTTGTAGTTTGTGCTTGTGCATCTGTAGCTTTTGCTATTGCCATCTGTGCTATTGCTCTTTTGTGATACAGTTCAGATAGTTGATCGTTTCTTGCTATTGCACCTGCAAACAAAGACGCCAGTTCGAAAACCAGCGTCTGTTTGAAGTAGGGAGGAAAAATGCTTTCACTAGGTTGAAAGGT